TTGTTGTTACTGTGCTATCAATATCAAATACACCAGTACCTGAATTATAATCTAATCCTGTACCGCCAGATACTGCTCCACGAGCACGAGCATCTGTGTAATATTGATTTGATGAGCCTTCTGTTAAATCATCTGTGTTATGATTTGAAATATCAGAAACTGTACCAGTTATATCACCAGTAAGATCTGCAGTTATCATTCCTGCAGCAAAGTTTCCGCTTCCATCACGAAGTACTAATGTATCTGGAGTATTTAAAGATGTTCCAGAACCACCTACCTGATCAATAATGTAATCAATATCATCAGGATTTTTTGTAAGAATGTCATAACTGTTGATGGTACCTGTTGTGCCTTCAACAATTAAACCATTTTTAACTTTAAAGTCTTTTGGTGTTGTTGCCATTTTATCTCCTTAGTTAAGCCTTAAGACCAATACGTGCATAACGTACGGTTATAGGTGTTATACCCACTGCTGGAGTTACAGTTAAATTAACTGTAGATCCTACCTTAGAGACGCTAATGGTGCCAATATTCCCATCATTGTCTATTGTGCCATACTCTGAAACACTTACATCTGTGTTATCACAAAGTATGGTCAATTCTGTTGCATAGTATTTATTATCTCCACCACTTGTCTTAGCAATAGAGATTAAATATTTAACCATTCTCCATGTTGCTGCATCAAAGTTATCAACTACTGTTGCATTCTCTATTCCAGTAATTGTATTTTCATTATTACCTGCTGAACCAAGATCTGTTGCTTGACCTGCAGCGGTATCAATTAAGTCCTCATAATCTTCCTGTGTAGGACGATCACCTGTCTGGAACTTAGTTTTTACGTTAGGGATAGATATACGAGCCATGTTCAAATTATATCATGAAATTATTATAAAATATAGTTAGAAAAACCAATAACCTGTAATGGAATAGGTGGTACATTTCCAGGTCCTACGGATGGCACCTGTATTGCAGTAAATTTAATTCTAAAAGGCAAAACTTCTTCTATTAAAGATATTCTTTTGCTTCCAGTAAACTTAGTAATAGCATAATCTTCATTTTCTATTCTTTTAGTTTTTACTGGTTGTTTATCAAATAATGTTACCGTTGCCATTATGCAGTTACATCCTCAAGGACAGTTAATTTTCCTTGAGCTACGGTCCAAACAATTTGATCAGCTGGTAAAGATAGCTCAATATCAAAAATATCATTTGTCTGTAGTGCTGATGTTTGTGATGCGGTTAAAGATACTGTAAATTCTCCAGCGCCGTCATCTTCATCTGCTTCTGGAGTTAAGGTATATAAAAGTGTTGCGGTATCTGTAATCTCTCCTGGAACAACTGGATCTGTTGTTGGTCTTTTAATCTGCATACTAATTGTCCAGTCTGGAATATTTAATGGTTGACGAGCATCATCTGTTACATATACACGAAACGAAGCAGTATCGCCTTTAACAAAAGTCCAATTTACAAATGGAGGCTTTTCTCCAATATCATATGTTCCAGACCCAGAACCTCTATATGTTGCCATAAATAAAATTATACCATAGCCTATTGATTTTCTATTAAGCTCTTGTAAAACTCAGCCCAGTGTATATGCCTATGTACCCCTGGATGTGGCGACATAAAACCTTCAGAATCTTTCTTATTATCATAGGCACAGTTAAAATAATATTCTCCATATGGCAAAATATCTTGTTTATGACATTCTTCATTTGCTGAATAATCTAAGATTAATGAATTTATGTTATTAGATTTAATATCATCTTCATGTACCGCTGGAAATATATCAATTGTTGGATCTTCAACATATGAGTCAAAGTTATCTTTAAATAATGAACTAAAAAGATTTTTATCATTTTTAGACCATGTGCTCCAAAACATTTTTATATTGTTTGATTTACAAAAAATATCAAGCATTTTTATATATTCTAGATTAGTATAATATGCCCACTCAATAGGAATAATTTTATTATAATCAAATGGGGCAAACTCTTTTGTAGATTTAATTGGAAATAAACGTGAATAATAATCTTTTATATATTTGTTATTTTCGCTAATGAATAAAAACCTGTCTAGTGATGGAAAATTACATAATACATATTTAGGTAAATAGTTATATTTTTCTATAATATTAAAAAAAGAAATAATACTTTTCATAGCTGATCCACCAGAATATGATATGTTTCCTATTTTAAATTTATTGTCTAACTTTTCAGATAATATATTAGACCATATGTCATTTTCTTTTAATCCAACACCCAAAGTTATAGAACATCCCAAAACAATAATTTCTGGTTTTTCTGCAAACTCTATGCTTCTTAGTAAATCAGAATTTAAATTGTAAGAGTACTCTTTTTCTTTATGCTCTCTATGTGGTATTAAAACATCCCCATATTCTAAAAAATTATCAAAAATATTTTTATTAAAAAGAATATCCATTTTATTTTTTTCCCTCTATAAATTTTATCAGATTTTCAAAATAAAATTCTGCCCAATGCAAATGCCTATGAACTCCTGGATGAGGCAAATATTCTTTAGCTGCTCCCACTGGCTTATTATCATATGCACAATTAAAATAGTAATTTCCATAGTATTCATTTTCTTCCTCATGACAAACTAGGTTTTTATTTGTTTTCATTTTATATTTTTCTGGTAATTGATTAAATACTGTTATTCTTTCTAAGTTTTCATTAACAGATGGAAATATTTCTACAGTTGGATCTTGAACATAGTAATTAAAATTAGTAGAATAAAAATCAAACATATCTTTATCTAATTCTGACCAAACATTCCATATTAGATCTATATTGTTTGTCTTGCAAAAAATTTCTAACATTTTTATGTATTCCATATTGGCATAGTATATCCATTCTAATGGAATTATTTTCTCATATTCTAATGGATATCTTGCTATTGTATTTTTTATAGGATGAACTTTTCCAAAATATCTTTTCATATATTTACTATTTGAAGATAAAAAATAAAAACGACTTAATGATGGGAAATTACAAATTACATATTTTGGAACATAGTCATATTTGGCTATCATATTAAAAAATGATGAAACTTGTTCCATTACAGACCCACCATATGTAGCAAGACTACCTATAGAAAAATTTCCGTGGTTTTTTATTTTTGTTAATAGAAGTGATGACCAAATATCTTCTTCCTTTAATCCAGCACCGAAAGTAATTGAACATCCAAGAACTATTATATTTGGCTTGTTAGAAAACTCTATACTACGCAATCCGTCAGAATTAACTTTATATGAATATTTCGAATTAGTAGATTCTCTACCACCAAAAGTATATCCGTCTTCATTAAGATTGTATTTAATTATATCTTTACTAAAAGGAATATACATAGAGCTCCAATCAGTAAATTTTTGGGGTTTTTTTAATTTTTCTGTATTTAATATAATTTTTTATTTTGTAGTATGCTGCTTTTATATATAAAAACATACTACATGCCAGCCTTTAAAGATCCCCAGGTTCCATTACCAACAACACCAGTAAATAGCATTTTTCCTGTTGATGAATTTGATGTTAAAACAATACCAACTACTGCACCACCATTAGTTGGTCTTGTATTTGTCAAACCACCTCCAGAAGCTACATAAATTTTATCACCAACTGTAAAAGATGCTGTATTAAAATCATTTAAAATACCAGCAACTAAAATATTACCGTCTGTGCCATCTGCAATATTGGTTGTAGCTAAACCAGCAACTGGGAAAGTGTTTAGATCATCATTATCACACTTTTCAATTGTAGGTTTTGTGTCAAATCCTGCAATATAAACAGGTGTTCCCTTTACTATTGTTGCTCCACTATTATTTCTTATTTCTGCGTCTTGAATTGCAATTGTTTGCAAGACTAAATCAACTTGCTCTGCTAATGATTGAATATCTCCATGTACATTTACTGGATCACTAGCTAATGGATAAGGTAAATCAAAATTTGTTGTTTCTGCCATGATTAATATATTATAGCACTAATCCTAACTTGACTCATGGGTAATATTTATGTTATACTAGTGCTATAGCACTGTTATGGTGCTATATGCATTTTAGGAGGAAAAACTTGACAAACAATAAAATGCTGGTAGGGGTAATTAGTAGCGCATTCGTTTTAGTATCTATTTTAGGTGCTATACCGTCTCATGCTACTAAAAATAATTTATCTAAACAGGGAGCTATTACTCTTGCCACCCCAAAGGTGGCTTTTCTGCTTTCTGAAGATAAAAATGAAAAAATACTTACTAAGTATGAAAATGCGACAAGTTTAACTGACAGCCAGTTGGTTGAATTACTTAAGGCAGTAGGGTTCAAAGGACAAGGACTTAGAATGGCTTGGGCTATTGCTAAGGCTGAGTCCAATGGTCGTCCATTTGCTTTTAATGGAAACATCAAAACTGGAGATTCCTCATATGGTATCTTTCAGATTAACATGCTTGGAAAATTGGGTCCAGATCGAAGAGATAAACTAGATATTGACTTAAATGCTGAGCTATTTAGTCCAGTAAAAAATGCACAAGCTGTATTTTATATGACTAAAGGTGGCGATGACTGGAGCTCTTGGAGTTCTTATAAAACAGGTGCCATCAATAAATGGTTAAAAAAGTTTCCTAATATATAGGAAAAATTTTAAATACCCCCTGAAATATGGGGGTATTTTTTTTGTTATTTTACAAAACTAATTCTTTATTTTTATCATATGTAATCCATATTGGAATTTCATATCTGGTTCCAGACTGAATTATTTCTATACCATGAATAGAATTTTTACTGCCTGATTCAAACAATATTGCTTGACCATTTTTAGGAGAATGTTTTACTTTTAAATCTGGAAAAACTATTTCTCCACCAACAACATCAGTGCTTATATATAAAATAAAACTTAAATTAAAATGCTCTTTGCCAGATTCAATATCTGTGTGGACACTTCTCATAAATCCAGACTCGTTCTTACAAACCTCAAAATCTGCAAGGTATAGTTCTTGATTATTAATTATAGATTTTATCTTATTTAAATATTTATTAATAAAAAACGATAGATTTTGATTTTTTGTATTTATAAATTTTTCTATATAATCAACTAAAATTAAACAGTCTTCTTTTTCTATAAAATCATCAAATATAAGAAGATCTGATTGATTTTCAATATTTTTATATGACAAAGATTCTTTATATTTTTCAGCATTTATTTTTAAATCTTTGTATAGTCCATGCTCAAACTCGTTATCGTTTGTTTTTCTCATATGTGGACAAAATATTCTTGCCTGTTTCATACATTCTATATGAAATGGATGACTATCTGAAAATACCCTTGGTCCTATCTGAGTTGGAGTTCTATCCTGAGATATCCATCTAATACAATATTCATCGTTATTAAAAATCATCCCGCAATATGCACATCTAGATTCTTTATATACTAAATTTTCATTTTCCACAAAAAGATCTATTGGACGATCTTTCATTCTTGGAACTGATTGCCATGGTATTGGAATTTTTTTATGAAGATAAAACTTATCAAAAAATTTATAAAACTTAGGATCTGTAATAGCATATGGTCTTGGAAGACCTAAACTATTTTTATTATTTTCTGACCAAGCATACTCATCTTTAAAGTATTTGCTCATTTTAGTTGTATATTTTTTTATTCCATATGTTTTGTTTATACCAGCCAATTGCCTTATTTGTGCTCTTAAAGTGATTTATTTTACATCCATCTTCAAGAGAATGATCAATTTCACTATCCCAGTTTTCTGTTTTAAACAATATCACTTGAGAAATTGGCGTTCCAGCTTCAATTATTCCTTCAAAAGTATTGTTAAAAAATACTGGAAGATTTCCTTCATAAACATCAAATGGACCATCAACAATTCCAGATAGTGTAAGAAATGGTAGATCAAATCTATTTAATGGATGTGTCATTAATGCGCTATAGCCTTTTGGTATTCTATACTGATTTGTTGTTCTCCATACAAAATGAGTATCTGCATACCCATGAGGTGTTGGTAGCATATAATTATCTGATTTACTTCTGACATCAAGTAATTTAATATCTGGATTTGACCAACTAATTGAAGGACCAGCATCAGTTTGTTTTACTGCTATATCCATAGGTAACGGAATAATGTAGCCAGATAAGATTGCATCAGTAAATGCTGAGCATGCTTTAAAAGTTAAGTTATATGGAAGAACATTTTTATCACCATTAGGCGAAATCTTATTAGTTTTTTTAAACCAATCTGGAGCAACATTTTTAACTGGAACAATGTTTGGCAATCCTTCTATTGTTGCTCTATGCTTTAACACATTCTTTTTTTTCATATTTTTATTATATCACCTATACTCTTTTTTATTCCAAAACAATGTTTTATATCTATCAAAAAACTTAGTTCTTAAAATTCTATCATTTTCAATAATGCTATATTCTTCTTTTTCTGTACCAATTTTATGTTTCCAGCTTTCTCTCTTAAATGGAATAATCTGAGCTAAAGGAGTTCCTGCTGGAATTAAACCTTCAAAATTAGTATCATTTAATACAAAAGGAAAATTAACTGGTGCAAAATATTTATCGGTATCAACAACACCTTCTAATATAGTAAAATAATTATTAGATTTATGTACAGGATTAATAAATAAACAAGAGTAGCCCTTGGGTGTTCTAATAGCCCAAGGATTCATCCATTTTGGATATGGGTGTTCATTCATAACTGGATGATATGGAGCTTGAGCAGTTGAATGAAATTCAATATTGGTATTTGAGCTAGTGCTATAAATAATAGCTCCATCTGGTGTTTTAGATATCCATAAATCACAATATGTTTCAATTATATATCCAGATGTTAATGCGTCAAAAACTGGCATACATTTTTTTACAGTTGCTGTAGTTGGATTATTAAGGTCTACGCCTTTGTAGTCTCCAAGATACGATCTTGTTTTTTTATACCACTCTGGCAACACTCTATCTGCTGGTTTTGGATAAAATATATCTGGTACATCTTTTAATATTTTGGTAAAAATTATTTCTTTAGACATATATCTATTATACCCCCCGATATAATTTAAATAATTAGCATAGCCTAGCAAACACTAGGCTATGCCATAATTAGTTTATTCTTCAATAGTTGGAACAAATATTTCTTGAGGAGCAGACATTTGATCAATATGCTCTTGTGCAATAGCATCTGCCTTTTCCTTTTCAGCCTGAAGCTGTTCAGCTGTTAGTGCTGGAGCAACATCGCTTGTTGTTACTTTAGTATTTCCAACTGTAATTTCTGGTAGTGATGCAACTGTGTTTGGTGCAACAAACTCAGATCCATTCCACTTCCATAATACTTTAACATTGTCGTCATTAACAACTGGACCCTTAACATCTGAAGCAAAAATTGTGCTTTCTATAGATATAACGGTATTGTCATTAAATGTATCAAGAACAGCATACTTAATTAATGGAGCATCAATAAATTCTCCATTAACATACTTCTTTTTTAAGTAGTTGTATCCTTCTTCTTGAACTTCAATAATGTTATCTCCTGGAATATCTACTTCTGTTGATGATTGATGATAAGCAAAAACAATATCATCTTTTAACTGTACAAAATATTTCATATTCTCATCTCCTCTTAATAGTGCTCTACAACTTCATAACGACATGGACCAGTTGCATAGATAGTAGTTGAATTAACTAAATATGCCCCATATACTGCTGCTGTTAAGCTAGTGGATCCACCAGAAATGCTTTGTGCATTAAGCGCAACGTTCATACCGTTTGTATTTAAAGCATTTAAAGAAACGTTTGCAGCAATATTGTTTGCATTGTATGTATATGTTGCATATACCTGACCATATCTACCGCCTTGATAACCGAATACGAATGATCCGCCTTGGCTTGTAAGAAAGTTATCGTTATAAATAGGAAATGCATTAAATAGAGATCCAGGACCACCTGGTTGAAATGACCAACCTCCGTTAAATGCACCAAAAGTAGATGTTCCTGTAGCTCCTGAAGTAGAAACGCCAGATGTTGATCCATTTGCTGCGTTTACTGTTCCAGTTGCAGCAACTGTTCCTGCTGAACCTGTTGAAAAAGAATTTACTACTGTTTTAGTTGTATCTACAGTAGTAATTGAAATATTACCAGCAGCTACGGCTTCGCCACGCTGGATTGATTTAATAGGACTAGAGACTGATGGAAATGTTGCGATACCCATGTTATGCTATCTCCACTCCGCTGATGTGGAAATTAACATCTGTTGCAGATGCTCCACCTTTAATTGTTTTTGCTGCTGCTAGAGTTTGCTTAAGATCAATATAAGCAGTAGTATTTGCAGCTAGAGATGTTGTTGTATGAATTGCAACATCGTCCAATGAAATTGTAAATGTTCTTGCAGAACCAGATGTGTTTGTTACAGCAATATTTGTAATTACTGTTGTGGTTGCTGAAGGAACTGTATAAAGAGTAGTGCTAACTGTTGTAGTTGCAGCACCACGAAATAGGGTCTTACTTGTAGTAGCCATTAATTACTACCTCCTTTAATAAGAACATTATACACTATTTTTATAAATAATGTTATGCTATTTCAGCACCACTGATATGATATTTAATACCAGTATTTGATGCTAAACCTGTTATTGTTTGTGTTGCAGAAATTGCTTGTTTCATATCTACTGTTAATGTTTGATTTGCCTGTATAGCAGCTGTGTAAAAAATTTCAGAACCAGCTACAGAAAGATTAAAGGTTTCTGCAGATGAGTTTGTATTGCAAATCACAATATTTGTAATAATAGATGTTGTAGCTGAAGGAACGGTATATAGTGTTGAGCTTGATGTGCCCAAGGATCCTCTTCCTAATGCCTTTAGTGTTGTTGCCATTTATTTTCTCCCATCAAAACATTATATATCATTTTATAAAGCTCCAATTAATACTAGGAGCTCATTTGCTACATCTACCATTGTATTATCATTAATTGAAATAGTTTTATTGGTCAAGGTTACTGAATTAGAAGGTCCAACAGATGGGGCTGCCCACTTAACTCCAAGAGTTTGAGAGGAATCTGCAGTAAGGACAAAATTATTACTACCAAGAGTTAGATTATCTACTGACTCTGAAGCAGTACCAACAATTAAATCTCCCTTTGCTGCAATAATACCTTTTGAAACGCTACCTGCTGGATCAAGACCATCTATTTGTTCTTGTAAATCATTAAGAGTATGGGCAATTGATGGATTTACTAATTCTGCTAAATCTGTATTTGCAGTATCATAGTCTTCTGAGCCGTAATGGTACAGTCTAAATGCCGCCTGTATATCGGCGGTATTTGCTAAAGCTGGAATCTTTGTTGAGTATAAAGATCCAATTGATTCAGAAGCCATATTTTATCACCTTTCGTAATTATATCATGACCGATATAAAAGTATGGATGGTATAGTCTCCATCTAGATCTGCCCAACTAGTTCCATCATACTCTACTGCTTTTAGATTAATAACTAAAGTACTTTCATCTCCAGCTAGTGGCGGGATAGTCATAGAACATGATATTGGATTAGTATTAATTATTTGATATTGCACATTAAAATTATTTGCTGTAAAAGGTGTACCTGTTGCGGTAGCAATATTAGAAATTAATATTTCTAATTCAGCAGATCCTGCAACAAAATTAACAGTATTTAATTTTGAATATAATGGCGGATTCATTTTTATTATTTTAACCCAAGATGATCCACCAGGCTGTGATTGATATTGATATAAATATGAATAATCTGTGCCAGGAGATGCATTTATATATAAATCATTTAGCTGTATTGTTTGACCTACAATAACACCAGGGTCATTTGGATCTCCTAAGCCAAAATATATTTGACTTCCACGTTGACCTTGTGGACCTATATCTACCAATAGTTCAACAATTTCTGGAGAACCTAAAACTGTTAAGTCATCATTAGATAATAATATATCTGGCATTACATAGCTCCAGTTATATCATCTGTAACTGTAATACTTCCAGTTAACAATGTATAAATAATATTTGCACCGTTATCTATTTGAACATCATAAACATATGTTGTTCCTGCTGATAAATTTCTTCCTTGAGATGGTTCTATTGTACAAGTTACAATGTCTTGTTCAACATCAATTGTTGCGGTAGCATTAACCTGTGTTGCACCTGTACCTCGTTTATTTGCAATGGTGAAAATAGCATTTCCGTCATAATCATCTAATGCAAAGGTGCCACCATTTGTTGTTTTTGGGCGTATAACAAATTGATATGTATCGCCACGATAGTAGTTAAAATTATATGTTCCTGGAAAAGCCATTATTCCTCCTGCTTTATTATACCATTACGATACAGATATATGTATCGATTTTACAACCATAGATGAATCATGGTCAGTTCTTATTTGCGGTATACCGCCATGTATCTGCATTTCTTTATCTTCTAAAAATAATGTATGCTGCATCGATAAGTCATAATCAAATTGATATTTTAAAGTCCCTAAATATGTAATAGGAGTTGTATCTATATTTTTACAAAGAGTTCTAAACCAAACCTCTGTATTATTAGAAAATGTCGACAATTCTATATTATAACGTATTGTTATAATTGATCCAATATTTAATGTTTTAAAATTAATTTTTTTAGTTTCTGGATTCCACAATCCTACAGACTCCTTTGGCAAAAATTTTTCATTTGTATATTTACCAAGTGAATCAACAAAAAATCCAACCCATCCATCATCACCTTTGTTTGCTCCAAGCCTAAAAATTTTTTTATCTAAATTATCGTATAAAGCCCAGCCTATGTTTTGTTCTGATGGAGAAAGAATATTTTGTCCATCTTTACCGTCTTTACCGTCTTTACCGTCTTTTCCAGGATCACCCTTATCTCCTTTAGGTCCCTGCTCTCCTTGCGGTC